AAAAAAGAAATGGCAACGATTTTCAAAAAAGGACATTTTAAAAATGTCCAAAATGAAATTGGTGGAGATAGTTTCGTATTACTACTTTTCCAAAAACGCATTTGTGATGGGATTGCAGTAATTTTATAATTTATGGTGAAAAATTTATTAGCGTAAATTTTTAGGTATATTAATGTGGAGGATGTTTAGGAACTTTTTATCTTCGTATAATATACGAAAATGACGAATAATTTAAGTTCGGTTAGTTCATCGAATTATGAATGTAAAATATGTGAGTATACTACGTGCCGTAAAAGTCAATATGATAGACATTTAGCCACATCAAAACATAAATTACGAACAAATACGAATATAGTAGTTCATACAAGTTCTAAAATATATCAATGTGATTGTAAAAAAATATTTAAACACGCATCTTCATTATGGAACCACAAACAGAAGTGTAAAGGAGTAGTGCAAGAACAAACTCCAGCACCCCCATTGGATTCCTCCTTGGTAATAGAGTTACTTAAACAGAATCAAGAATTCAAGGAATTGATGATAGAGCAACATAAACGAATGACGGAACAACAAGATACAATTATAGAGCTATCAAAGAACGCAGGAAATACAACAAACAACACAATCAACAATACAATGAACAATAACAAGTTCAACCTGAATGTGTTTTTGAATGAGACGTGTAAAGATGCTATAAATCTAAACGATTTCATCCAGTCAATCGAACTAACTATGGATGATTTTATCAAAACTGGGGAAGTAGGGTACGTGAGGGGTATATCAGACATTATGTTAGAACGTATCCGTGAAATGCATCCGCATGTGCGACCCATTCATTGTACGGACTTGAAACGAGAAACCGTCTATGTAAAAGATTCTGATGTATGGGCGAAGGAAGATGAAACGAAAAAACATTTAAGAAAGGCAGTTCGTATAGTAGCAAATAAGAACAAAGCCCAAGTCCACCCTTGGATAGCCGAAAACCCAAAATATGACATATTAGATACCCCAGAATGCAATAAATTCTTTGAATATTCCAAGGCATCGTTAGGTGGATATGGCAGAGAAGAAAGCGAGAGATTTGAAAAGAAGATAATCAATAATATATTGAAAGAGACGATAATAGATAAGGACACAATAACTACCACATAAAATGTAATATGAATACAACAAATTACATTTTGTAAATTTACATGAAATTCTTCTGTTCCAGTTGCTTGAAATCGCGGTCGTGATTGCGCGGTAATTCAAGTGGAACAACAAGAGTACTTTGGTCTTGGCAGTATTTCATGTAACTAACAGTCGAACTATATACTGAAGGTATAGCATAGTCTAGAACAAGCTCATTGAGACGTTCAACTTGACCGGTAATATCGTCTTCTCTATGTTCGGCATGCTGTAAGTAAATACTACGCATAATAATTTTGAGGGTATCTATATTTTGAGGTGCAATAATAAATTTGTTTTGCGATGCTTTATAAACACCCGCTCTGAGTGCGTTTTGTATAATTTGAATATTACCAGAAGAAAAATAGACTTGTGCGAGAACATTGGATTCAAGGTCTCCCCCAAGAGCTTCACGATATTCAGTCGATTTATTCTTGACCGCAATTTTTTCTTGCATTTTGAAAACGGCATCAGGCGACGGAGGTTCTGCGATATTTACCCGACCATTGTATCTTTCGGCATTAATAATTTTATCAACTTTAATGATACTATCAGGAGTCGAATTATAATTCATAGTGTATTTATATAATTGATATATATTTTCATTGATAGATAAACGGCATTGAGAACCAACTCATCAACTCATCAACTCACTAAATATATTTAGTGAGTGTCCCAAACAAAATATATAGAAATAGTATATAAAATGGATAATTTTTACATGACGGTTTTAATAGTCGCGGTAATTGCATTAATTCTAGTACTTACATATGTAGGTGTAATAATGACATATGGCGAAGGTACAACTGTATATCCTCCGCAAAGTACAACCTGCCCTGATTATTGGGAAGTAGATGCGGATAAAAAATGTAAAATCCCCAAAGATGGCGATAAAAACATGGGTTCTTTGTATGAAGGAGGTCTATTATCCGACAGCGTGAAAACAACAATCGGTTTCGAGGAAGGACAAAACGTAATTGACTTCTCTCACGATGGTTGGAAAGCAAGCGGTCAAGAGATATGTGCTAAACAGACATGGTCTAAAGAACATGGTGTAGTATGGGACGGTGTATCAAATTATAATGATTGTTAATTCTTCTATTTGTTTCATAGTGGTCTTACTGCTATGAAACAAATTAAACAGTAAAACTGATAACTCGACGCTGTTCCATGGAAGAATAGTCAAGTTTATCTAAAGAAACTGTATTTTGGTATAAAGTATGTACTGGGAATGCGTTTTTCGTTGGAGGTGTTATTACTTCCATAATCCCGTATTTCAGACGCCTTATAGTAGATAATTCGCGTTGAATCTCGTTTACACGTAAGTCCATTGCTGTCTTTAGAAACTCCCTATTATTCGTTTTTTTGTATTCGTCCATAAGTTGTTTGCTTTTTTCAATGTAGTCGAATAGTTTTTCTTGGGAAGCGATTATGCTTTGGATAGTATCTTTGTTATTATACGTGTCGTTGTATTTGTCAAGATATGATTTATATGAGTCCTCGTTCTCGGTATATAATTCAAGAGATTTCTTGTATAAATCCACGTTCTCACCCCCCGATACGTAATCAAACAAATCATTGAGTTTTTCCATGTCAATCATTTCGCGTGTTTTCTCGAATTCCTCCTTTGTAGTATCAAACATCTCTCCAAAATTCAATAAAAAACCGGTGAAAATTTCAACATTAAGATTACACGGGTTTTGCGTATCTCCACACATAGCCTTGTATACATTTTCATCTTTAGTGAAAATGGTGCCAACCTTACGTTTGCATTTAATACACTCAGGAGCATATTGTTGAATAAGTCGTTTTGCGATTTTACGGTTAGGTTCTTTTTTATATATTTGTTTCTTTTTGTTATGTATGTTGGACTCATATTCGCTTTTCATACGAAAATACAAGTTAAGTGCGTCGGTATAGTTGGTACTGTCTCCGTCATCATTCTCGTCCTTGTCATCTCCTCCTAACTGGTCTACTTCGGAATTTCGGAACTCTATACTGGGGTTATTATCGTATATTAAATTGGTGTTTGTGTCAAGGTTCTCAATGAGTGTAATTTTATTGTTGGAAATATTAAGAGTATGTAGTTTGTGTAAATCTTGTAAGTTTAAAGTGTGTAGTTGATTAAATTCACAAAATAGCTCTTCTAGACTGGGTGGAAGGTTCTCTAACAATGTAAGTTTATTGTGTGAAATGATAAGTGTTTTAAGATTGTTTACATTTGACAAATTAACAGAGTCTATCATATTTCCCGAAACATTAATAGAGGTTAGAGAACTAGGTAAATTTTCAAGTGTTTTGAGAAGATTGTCGGTACATTCGAGAGAGGTGATGCCCTTAGGTACATTCGATATGTTGGTAATTTCGCCTTTACCAAACCGTATAGACTCAACTAACCCGAATCCCAGTTCCCTGAGTGGTAATAAATCAATATCACCATGTAATTGTTCTTGTATTGTTAAATGTGTGGATTGTCTGGTTAGGTTCTCTAAAATATCTAATAGTCGCGATTGGGCGGTATTTTTCTCCATAATAATATGTTCTCGCTGTTGATTTGTAATACTCATCCTAATTTATAGAATATGCACATAATAAAATTGTATATTATCCGGATATGAAAGGTAAATTAGAAATACTAGAAAACTGTGTTTCTTCGTTAGTTTTCCTTTGGTCTTGATAATATCGAATCTTCGACATTACGTATTCTTGGTCTTTTATCAGTTTTTGTTGTCTATCATACTCATTCGGTTTTTGTGTATAACAGTAATACAACGTAGCAATTACAAGTGATCCGAATATAACGAGAACCCCAATATTGAGGACATAAAAATACACATCTACTCGTTTTGAATGGCAGTTTTTGAGAGTGTTAAATAGGTAATTTTTAACCGAAGGTTCGATTAATGTAGCCTCGTCCATTATTATTCTGTATACAATAAAAATGGATGAAAATTTGATTACAAGAACGCTAAATAGTACATGACAAACAAATAAGAGAAAATAGCGATAACGATAGAAACACTCCAAATCGGGATAACCGTTTTGTGTCTATACCCCACGCCAAATTGTCTAAATGAACCATCATCATTGTATAACATAGTAGGTTTCGTCATATGAATAATAGAGAACAAGATGAGAAAAATGATAATAGCAATACTCAGTTTATGGTATCGTACAAATCCTTTCATTATATTGATATGTGTGATTATTTACAATATCAATATAAAAAATTTACGAATAAAAACGGCTAATCTTCTGGAAAATCATCTTCATCTCTGTCTTCCGGGTAAAAATCCCCGTCCATGTAATTTTCCCCTAGGTCTTGAAAGTCGTAAGTGTCGCGATTATAATCGTCTCCTGGGTCATATTCGTCCCGCTGTTCGATGTCATATATATCCACGGAATCCAAGTTTTGTTCTCCCGTGTTTTCGGATTGTTCTACTAATTCATTTCGTTCCCGGTCGTAGGTAGTTTTGTCGTATTGGAAGATACCTTTTTGTTGTCCTATATTCCATCGTTCTAGTTTATGTTTTTTAAACATGTCTTCTATTTTACGTTCTTCAATACTCATATTTCCCAAATAAGAAATAATGCCTTGTTTTTCCTTATCCTTAGAGCGATTTACCTTTTCCATAATAGTATCATATGTAATGTCTAAAGCAAGTTTATTTTCTTGTTCCACTCCAATAAAGGTGATTAATAGGGAAGCAACACGTTCTTTCAACTCCAATAAGTTGCCAGTAACAATTTGTATCTCCTCTAAATTGTTTTGCTCTTCGGTCATGTTTTCATCTATATCATTCACTTCCGTTTGTAGTTGTTCTGAAACAATAGTGTCATTTACAATATCTTGGCGTCGAGTTAATTTGTTAGTTTGAATATCAGCAATTAGCAGGTCCGGGTCATTCGAAAGGACAATGTATTCATAAATGATGGAATAGAAACAATAGGTGTAAATGCGGTACATGGTTTGTTTATCAAACATACAATGGAAAGATTGTCGTGTTTCGTCAACCTCCTTTACTAGTTCGGTTTGAAAGGGTATGTTTTCCATAAACATGGTAAGAGTAGATAGACGTTTTCCTACATCCATTAACAGTCGCATAAGGATTTTATCAGATTTAAATGCGTGGAGCTTCTCATAGTATTTTTCGATGAATTTGGAAACATCAGTTGCGTGGTTGTCGCTAATTCCCCAATGTTCTGGAACTTTGTAATAAAACGGATTTTCATGTAATAGTGCGGATGGATAAGTTCTTCCAATAGAGAACGACGCATTTTGTATGAATTGAATGACTGAATAGAGTCCTGGGTCTGAGAATCCATTTGTATCGGTGATGTTTTGGTCGATAGACCAGGTTGTGATATTCATCAAAAACGTCTCAAACTTAGTCATATCCGTTTCTCCAAGATTGCCATGTTTATCTATGAACGTAACGATTTCTTTGTATAATCGAGTATTTGTAGTAGTTAAGTATTTATTTAACGTTTTCAACTCGGCACATTTATCGCTAGTCATAACCTTTGGATTGTATTTATTGAGAACATTTAACATATGTTTGCGTAATGGTGCTTCGATAACAGTTGAATTGGTTAGTTCGAGATGTGCGATAACGTCTTTCAATACATTTACCTGATTATGTTCGGTTTGATTGTCAATATGAATAAGATTTTGTTGGTATACGAGTTTCATTAATTTATGTAAATCACTTTCTGTGTATTTTTTCCCATTGCGTTTGAGAAACTCGATTTTGTCTGCGATTTTCCACGAAGGATTGTATCCATCTGGGCGTTCGGAGCACACGGATTTATATATATCTGGAACCGGTAAATTTCTGTCAAAATTACAGTAATGAATAACCGTAGAATATATTAACTCTTCCATATCTCCACTGGAAACAACCGGATATACAATACCAGTAAATGGTTGATGGTATAGTGACGGAGCCTTGGTTAATGTAGTAAGGTCATTTACAATAGCCGATAGTTGTTTTACCGTTTTGATACCCACTAGAATATTTTCGTCTTCTTGGTTAAAGTATGCGATAGGATTTGTAAGATTGTTTTCATTACAGCATGCATTTTCCAAGAACGGTATTTGAGAAGACGTTTTGAGGAGTTGGTCTTTATTTCTTACAATATGATTAATATATTCAATAATTCCATACCCGAATTGCGTAATCCTACTTTTCAAAACCGAAATAGATTTGTATTGTTCTGGTTTACCGAACCGTAATAATTCAATAAAGTCCTTTTTAAATTCATTGCTAACATTTCTGAGAGAGTTAACAATCGAGAATTTAACGACGGGTGGCATGAAATGTTTCCATTTCTCAATATTATGTTCTTCGGGGAGAACAATATCGGGATTCAGAAGAGTATATTCGCGTTTTTTGACATACAAATCCGAAATGTCATTACGTTTTAAAATATGTAGCTCAATCATACTATGAATACGTTTTGCGAGATTGTCCTGTTTATATTGTTTAATAGCGTCCCATGGAGAGATTTGACTTTTAATTTTATAAAGAACACATGCGATATATTTAATGCCCGTGGTATCCTCAATCCCACTCATAGGGAATCCTCCAAAGGAACGAACACATCCAGGGAACGTTTTCTTTGGTTTGAATGAGGGTGTTGCGGTTTGAATCGCGACAAGTAATACGGAGGAGATAATAACTATGACCGTTTCATTGTAGTATTTCTGGTAAGGTCCCAATGACTTCCCTTTATCCTTTTCTAATTTTTTGGATTTTCTATTGTATGCTTCTTCCTTCATAATACTTTTGTCAATGATTTCGGAGGATGTTCTCATGACAAATTCTTCAATCGTGTCAACATTAATATCAATGTTAGAAGAAATGGCGGAGAAAACATTGTAAATAGTTTCTGACAGTTTATTCTCAAATACCCTCTTTTTTTTCTTACCAAGCGATTCGAGAACAACCGACCCCAAATCTTTTTCCATAATATCGTTTGATGTAATCCGGAATCCACTTTCATCAAATCCCTCTTCGCTGCTGAAATCTATTTTGCGTAGGACGAACCCGCTGTATTTATCAACAATGGAGTCGCCATCATCGCTCAGCATACCATTCGAATGGCATAATTCTTCTAATTTTTTATTATACTCACCGCCATTTATAAATTCATTGGCTAATTCGGAAAGGGAAATCGGAAGTAGTTTTGTATTGGTGTCTTTACAATATAACCATGCATGATGTTCGTTAAGTTCTGTTACAAGGGGGGAACGGCAGTATTTCCGTACGAAAATAAGAAGGTCTTGTTGTTTCTTAGTAAAATTGTCCTGTCCCAATATGAGGTCACGTAATTGTAAATGTGGTGACATAATGACTTCATTGTCACTTGCCAACGTACCAATCGTATATGCGAGATTGTTTGCTTTATACATTTGAATGTCTTTTAATATGCGAGATTTATTAAGCATTTTCAAATGGTATGCGATGTTATCTTCTAGTTTCTTTTCAAGTTCATCAACCGAGATTTCATACCTCTTGTCAAATTCATTGAGTAATTTGTCACGTGTGTTATGTTGGAATCTACGTTTGGCTTGTTCGGTTGTTTCACACACACTATTGTTCTGGTTTTTGTAACAATCGCGACTGATATTACAGAATAAGGTATTCGTATCCATAAATGCTTCTTCTTCAATGGACGTATCGCTCACCCAATTATCTTTAACGCGTTTATAGTAGGTAGTTTTTTTACGTATATCCTGTTCTATTTCTACGGATTCCTTTTCTTTGGGTGACAATGATTCCATATTCCTACCATCATTTAAGGTTGGTTTGATTTCCAGCATTGCGTACTCTCCGTCAGATACCAGTTTCTTACCTGTAATCATAGTAGTGGCTAGTTCTTTTGCGGTATCCTCTTGTGCGTCATGTTTATGGATAAGGTTCTCAACTAAAAATTCATGAAACAATTCAGGCAGCATTTTCTTCTCATCATCCTTATATTTCTTTAAAATATGATAAGGTGTATCGTCAAGTTCTGTATCATAATACACCTCGTCGTTGTTGTTATCCATCTGTAACTCTTTCATAGAAGTATATTTCTTAGTTAAGAAACGTTTGGTGCAATCCGCTGCTTTTACTCGTTCATTGTCGGTCATTTCATCTATATTCGGTTGATTGATGGCATCACTCAGATTTTCCGGTGTAATAAGTGATATTAAGATGGAAACCATTAAATTCGTATATAACCTACTATTGTCACTGTCATTGATGTGAAGCAATATTTCTTGTGGTGTAAGTTTGTTACTAGCTTTCTCTTTGGATAACAAATGATAATTTTGATAAAATGGTTCCATCATATCGCTATTTGTAGAAATAAGGTTTAAAATAGTGTTCGTGCTGAAGGGTGTGCTTTCGTAGTTGGCATTGCGAATGTAATTAAATTTCTTTGTTTTCTGGTTGATACTTTCCTTAATTTCTTGAATACGTTCTCGAACAAGGAATTTAATTTGGCTATATTGTTTAAAGTTGATGTCTTCTGAATACACAGCAAAGGGTTCTAATTGTTCTACAAATCCCAAGAAAGAAATTTTATTCTTCACGTATTTTCTTACTGTTTTAATGAAGAAATGCGTCTTAGGTATGATGACTTCTAAGAATTGTTTAAAACGATTGTTCTCGTAGGTGTCTTGTGAGACCTCATTCCCAAGTATGAATTCTTGTATACCAGATAGAAAGCCCATTTTCGTTTCAGCTTCCATCTTCTCATAATCAAGTTCTTTCGACAGGTCATTAATCACGTGGGGTATTATCTCCCTATTCTTTCTTAATAGCCGTAAAATAGATACATAGTTCTCATGTAGAGCGGATTTTTGTAAAATACTGGTATTCGGTAAATCAATGGTTGAAAATCGAATGACCGGTTCAGGCATCATAAGAAGGGACTTAATCGTCATATTATCGTTTTGTGTCATAGGTTTTCGCACATAGATAGATTTCCCTGCTTTTAGGTCTACCTTTTCAACATTGGAAAGACCAAGATTGTATCGTTGAATAATAAACTGTTTGGTAACTAGGGGCATATTCTTGTCGCCGAATACTGTGGAATTAAACTCTCCGAAATTATCAACAATTGCGTCAATGTTACCGAGGACATCTTGATTATAAAGGTAATCGTTAACGTTGTCAGGTTTTGTAATAGGTGTTAATAGTGTGGAGGTGCGAATATTTAGGTCGGTATAGGTTAATGTTTGGTCGGTATTTTTTCTATGAAAATAGTTGTCTTGTAACGTCTGTAAGCGCAGTAAATCACTATCATTACTATTAATGACTACATCATCCGTCTCGACGGTCGATTGAGAACAAATAAATTTTTTATTGGTGACGACGGGAACTAACCATTTAAGTTGTGCGTCAATATTCACAAGTTTATCAACGATAGGTTTATAATAGGTACCTTTGGTGTTGGTATCATAAATGTTTTGATTGCTATCAAACTTAGAGAACTTGTGTCTTAGTTCTTTGAATCGTTCAATGAGTAAGTGAATATTATTCATAACGCGTAATGAACGCTGGCTGTTAGGAATAGTCGACAATAATTCATCCACCATATCATTCACTTGTTCTTCCACGCTATATCGTCGTTCTGATTCTGGTATTTCGACCACCTGTTCTAATGCTTCTAAACTTTCCCCAAATACTATAGAATTTGCGTCAATGTATAAGTTATGAAGTGTTTCGCGGACGTTTTCATCAAATTTGCCATCTTCTGGGACTTGAATAACCGAGTCTCCTGTGTCAGTGAATTCCATGGTGGCAGTATCTTCTTGTTGAAAGTTTTCCGGTTCGAACTCTTCGCCTTCTTCTAATTCTTGGCGAACGATAGCAAGTGATGGTACATTCTTCAAGGAGTCAGGCTTGGTGCGTATTACAATTCGTTCAATAGGAATATTTTGAGGAAGCCCCTTATACCCAAAATTCAAGTAGATTGTTTTTATTTCGGGGAATGTAGTAATTTCAATCATGTCCTCTTCTAGATTCGTAATTTCACCGGTAATGATAGCCGGAATTTCACCTCCAAAATGAATATCAACCCACGTTTTAGGTAGCAAATTATTCTGTCTTGCATATCCCTTCTCATCACTTCTATTAAGTAAATGAATTTCAGTAATAGATTCATCGCTTAATGAACCGTCATCAGTAATATTTAAAATATGCGTTTTACCTGTAGACGTGCTTATAATAGAAACTTTATTGTCATCGATATACATGATTAATCCAGTTGTTTCATGAATGTCATTATTCGTCGGTGCTATTATTTCAATAATATCTCCTAATTCTAATTGAATAGAACGGTCACTGTTAATTGTGTTTCTGTTAAGTGATGTTTCTTCTATTATAGTATCAGTGTCGTTTGTTGTTTCCATTATAATATAATACTAAAATATATAATATGTATCTAAATTATATTACTTACAAAAGTTATTTCGTAAACAAAATAGATAAAAACTGTTCCATATGTAATTTTATTAGACATGGAACTAAGTCCTCCCTTATCAGATGTTCGTTTGGACGTACCCTATATGTTGAATAAGAATTTAATAAGCAATATAGTGGATTTCGATAATTATTATTATTATACGTTTCGCTACGACAAAGATGTATTATGCTACAATGACGAGGAAACCCGATTGTATAGAATGGTAATCTATTCATACCCTGAAAATTGTTTATTGAGTTATTCGCCACCGAAAGCGCTGGGATACAATACTTTCATGCGTTATTATCCAACGATAACTCCCAATATCCAAGTAAGTGAATATATAAAAGGAAGTATGGTAACATTACTATATGATAATCGATGTAATATTTGGAGGATTGTCTCATCTGCGGACGAGACAAAGACAAGTATAATAAGTAAGTTGAAATCTGTTTTTCACATAAACGACCAACATAGCACACCCATATTGGAATATCTACCCAAAACCCAATGTTACACGTTTATTTTAAAGAGAAATTATAGAAACCTTCCTACAAATATAGATAAATTTTACTTAGTGTCTATATATGAGATAAAGGACAATACAGTGAAGTACATACCTAACGTGGAATATGAGAATAGCAGTTTTTTACGAGATATAGAAGGGTTGATTTACTTCCCCCGCAGGTATAATATTTATTGTTATAACAGTTTATACAATATACCAGAGGACATAGACGGTTTCCTAGTAACGGATATAAATACTGGACGTAGCACAAAGATGTTGAACCCAGATACATTAATCCGTGAAACTATGAGTGCTATAAATCCATATCATACCTATGAATACTTCTGTCTTCGTCGCATCGACAAAGTATATGAATACAATAAAATATATCGTAAATCTCGTGACAGTCGTCACAAAGTGCATAATGAATATGAGAAACTGATAACTATTCTACACGAACATTACATGAATAAGTTCGTTTTCAAAACCAAGCCAATAATCCCCGAAAAATACAAACCTTATATTCATTTCCTACACAATAATGTTTACATTCCTTCTTTGAAGAAGAAAAATAAAGAAAAGATTACACGGACATCTGTAAAGACGTATTTGAGTTTATTAAACCCAACTGAATTGTTAAGTTTATTGTATCAGTAACACTTCCCTTACATAGCGGAATACACAGTAGATAATTTGCTAAGATTCTGAATGTACTTCATACAATGGTCTTTGTTTTCATCATTCATGGTTCGAACGGGTTCGCGAATCTTGTCAATCATGTTCATGATTTCGCCAGCATTAGATACGGATTGAAGGTCTTGTGAGTAATCCTTATCAAAAAAGAAAGATATGTCCCCAGCATCAATAATCTGTTGATACGGGGTATATACCTTTTGAAACCATGCTTTTACAATTAAAGATGGATTCGCCTTTTTGATGGTTTCAAACGAAGTCTTTGCCTTAGTTACATCTTGATTCTCGGGATATATACGAATAATATCATCCAAAAACTCCAACAGATGAGTGTTAAATGCACGACTAATGGTAGATTTATCAGCCATAGTAATATACAAAGTAAAATAACATAGTATTTATATCATTTTTTTTTAGTTTGTAATTTGTTGTCCGAAGGGTTGTTTGTTTGGCATAATTTCACTAATTTCATCCATTCTTTTTTGTTGTAGTGAATCTACAGTAACTCCAGTAGACACCTTATCTGGTTTGTACGTGTCGTCGGGAGTTTGTATTAAATTAATACTATTCCCAGCGGACACATAATTATACATTTGTCTATTCCCACCTGAACCTTTTGCGCTTAATTCGTCCGGCGACAAATCATATAGAGTGTACTGCTCGGACATTATATTCGTTCCTCCAGATGAGTTTCCTAAATGAAATGACACCGGTTCTCCATTGAAGTTCGTAGCGACATTCGCCCGTTGTTTGATATCATTGTGAAAAAATTTAATAATGTCGTCGCCATGGATAATACGATAATTATCTTTAATCAACAATAATGCGGGTACACTATGTATATTCGGTGGCAACACCACTTTCCCACCATTTTCAAGAAGGATATAGGTTTGGTTCGTTTGTTTATCCACTTGGCGTTTATCAATACATATAAAACTTAATTTGTCACTTAGATTCCCCTTGACGAGAGTTTGTAATACTTTTTGAGAATGAGTACAATAATTACTATAATATAAAATATCCATGGTGTATATATTTTATACTAAATATTTCTTTATACGCTTCCTACGCACATAGAATGTAAAAGACGATTTTGGAAATAGAAAATAGCATATCCGATACCGACAGTTACCATTTGGAAGTAGAAATCAAGTCCCTTGCGCTGTGATATACCTACCATAAGAGAAGTCACGACTAAAAGTGAAAGAAGGAAAAATCCTAACATAGAAAGGAAGTAGAAGTAAAGACAATAGTCTTTGCTGAGGGGACCAAAAATAGATTGAAGAAAGCCGTCCATTATAGTTATAGATTATACAAAGAAAATAATTCTAAAAATAATTCTAAAAATATTACTAAAAATATTGTAAACAAACTGTATAAATATATGTTTCCATTTTATATAACCTCGTTATGGATAATTCCACAGTATGGAAATTAATGGATAAGTACTTTCAAGACAATCCTCAAAGTTTAGTAAGACACCATACCGAATCATATAACGATTTTTTTAAGAATGGTATTTTTCAAATTTTCAAAGAAAAGAACCCATTGCGTATAAGAACCAAGTTTGACGAGAAACTAAAAGAATATCGTTCTCAATGTACTATGTATTTTGGAGGCAAAGAGGGTAACAAAATCTATTTTGGAAAACCAGTAATATACGATGATAATAATACCCATTATATGTTTCCAAACGAAGCCCGACTACGAAACATGACATATGGTATGACAATCCATTATGACATTGAAGTAGAATATACTGACATTTTAGACGAGGGAGAAGAGCCAACTCTGGTAGGTCCCGACGAACTATTTAAAGGGGGTCAATACAAGGATGCGGTCGCGTTTAAGAACTTTAAAGAAGACACTGATATTGTGGATATAGATATAGATATGGATATAAATGAATCGAAGGTTACAAAACCAGAGAATGAAATAGAAGGTGGAGCACCAAAAAGGCGTGCTAAGCGTACGACTCAAGAAATGTCTACCGAAGAGACCGCATTAATTCGCGAACTAACCGAGAAGTCTTTAGTTGGTTCAAATAAACAGGTCAGAACAACGACAATTGAAAAAGTGTTACTCGGAAGGTTCCCGATTATGGTCCAGTCCGACTATTGTGTGTTAGCAGGATTACCTGCGGACGTACGTTATACAATGGGTGAATGTCGTAACGACCATGGAGGATATTTTATTATAGATGGTAAGGAGAAAACGGTTGTTTCCCAAGAAAAATTTGGCGACAATATGCTTTATATCCGTAAGTCGGGTGATGATAGCTATTTATATTCGGCTGAAATACGGTCGGTTTCTGAAAATGTATCAAAACCAATACGAACATTGTCTGTGAAAATCGTCGCTCCTACACCATCATTTACTTTTAAAAACATTGTTGTAAATATTCCAAATGTAAGAAAACCGGTCCCATTGTTTATTGTCTTCCGTGCACTCGGAGTAATTTCGGACAAACAGATAATAACATCTTGCTTGTTAGACATTGAAAAATACGAACACTTGGTAGATTTATTCATTCCTTCCGTTCACGATAGTGGAGGTATTCTTACCCAACGTACTGCGTTGAAATACATAGCCTCTCTAACAAAAGGAAAGACTATTTCACACGCACAGGAAATATTGGCGGATTATTTGTTACCTCATGTCGGTGAAACAAATTACATAGACAAAGCATACTATCTGGGTTATATTACCCATCGTTTATTATCGGTGTATACCGGTGTAGAGGAGCCAACTGACCGCGATAATTTCAAATACAAACGCATTGAGTTAGTGGGTTCCTTGATGTATGACTTATTCCGTGAGTATTACACCATGCAGTTACGCAAAATACATTTGGATTTTGAGTCAAAAATCACATTTAACAAGGCAATGTATGAAGATAATCTACAAGCACTCATCGAGCAGAATTATAAAAGCGTATTTTCCGATAAATTAGTGGAAGAAGGATTCCGTAAAGGGTTTAAAGGAAATTGGGGTGCACAATCCCATACAAAGCGTATAGGCGTAGTACAAGATTTAAACCGTCTTTCTTATAATTCCGCATTAAGTCATCTGCGCAAAACAAATCTACCTCTCGATTCAAGTGCTAAACTAATTGGTCCTCGTGTGCTTCATAGTACGCAATGGGGTATGTTTGACCCAATTGATACCCCTGATGGTGGTAATATTGGTATTCACAAACATATGGCTATAACTGCTTATATAACACAGGGTGTTTCACGCGAACCGATGATTAAATGGTTACGTGAGAAAGCTGAAATGAAACTGTTGGAAGAATGTACTCCTATGGCTTTGGCAAAAACGACAAAGGTGATTATAAACGGTTTATGGGCGGGTATTGTGAATACTCCAAATGAAACGGTTGAAAAGATACGTTTGTATAGACGTAATGGATTAATTCCCATTTATACGAGTGTTTCTTTCCAAATTTCCCAAAACACGGTATTTATTTATACTGACGCTGGTCGTATATGTAGACCTATTTTCTATCGTGACCCAGAAACAAACAAGATGTCATTCGATAAAACTATTGTAAAAAAACACCTTGATGAGGGCGATTACTCTTGGAATGATTTAGTTTCTGGATTTAATAAAAAATCTATCAAGGATTTTAACCCAAATGATTATAATATGTATGAGTTATCGGAATTGTATGATAATATTAATGGAGAAACTGCTCCATCTCGTATAAAGCGTTTCTTAGAAGAGAAAGCGATAATTGATTACATCGATACAAATGAAACCGAAAATTCATTAATCGCGGTCAATCAAGAAGAATTGGAAGCAAGCAATCAAGACAAACACACCCACTTAGAAATACATGAATCCTTAATATTCGGTACCATGGCGAACATCATTAATTTCCCTGAAAACAATCCAGCATCCCGTAATTCTTTTTCATGCGGACAAAGCAAACAAGCATGTTCTATGTATCATACGAATTTCCAAGTAAGAATGGATAAAACCGCCGTAGTCTTATCTTCCGGACAGATTCCCTTGGTAAAGTCCCGTTACCTGGATTATATTAACAAGGAAGAGAACACGTACGGTGAAAACACGATTGTAGCAATTATGTGTTATACTGGATATAATGTAGAAGATGCTATTTTAATCAATGAAGGTGCTTTAAAGCGAGGGTTGTTTCAAACTACCTATTATACAACCTACGAAACTCACGAGGAAATTAGCAAGGGAAGCGAAGAAACTACTGAAAAAACATTTACGAATATTGAATCTGAGATGGATGTAGTTGGAACAAAACCGGGTTACGATTATAGTAAATTAGATAAACATGGTATTGTTAGTGAAAATACCGAACTGAATGATAAAACTGTATTAATTGGTATGACTAGCAGGAGTTCTTCACAAGATAGTAGAATATCAGACATGTCAAAAACGCCAAAGAAAGGGCAATTGGGTACGGTAGATAAAACATTTATCACAGAGGGAGAATCCGGAAGTCGTATTGCGAAGGTTCGGGTTCGTGAAATCAGAATCCCTAATTTAGGTGACAAGATGGCGTCTCGTGCCGGACAGAAAGGAACTGTCGGTCTGGTAATTCCTGAAAGTGACATGCCGTTTACACGCGATGGTGTTCGCCCAGATATGATTATCAACCCTCACGCGATTCCATCTCGTATGACTATCGGACATTTGGTAGAATGCATAGTAGGCAAAGCGTCATCCATATATGGTGGGTTCACGGATTGTACTGCGTTTAACAACAAGGGTTCGAAAATAAAGGTCTTTGGTGAGATGTTGTCAAATGTAGGATACCATTCAAGTGGGAATGAACTATTGTATAATGGTATGACTGGAGAACAGATAGAAAGTGAAATCTTCATGGGTCCCAATTATTATATGAGATTGAAACATATGGTAAAGGATAAGGTGAATTACCGTGCTCGTGGTCCAAATACACAGTTAACGCGTCAACCCGTTTCTGGACGTGCTAATGATGGTGGTCTTCGTATAGGCGAAATGGAACGTGATGTTGTAATTTCCCACGGTGCGAGCGAATTCTTACGCGAATCGATGATGGATAGAGCAGATAAGTACCATATTGCGGTTTGTAACACAACCGGTATGATGGCGGTTTATAATCCTTCTAAGAATATTTTTATGAGCCCAATGGCAGACGGACCATTGAAATTTACAGGTTCGCTTGATGGAAAAGAACAGCACATAGAACAAGTAAGTAAATTTGGACGCAATTTCAGTATGGTAAACGTGCCTTATTCATTCAAATTGCTTCTACAAGAATTACAAACTATGAACGTTCATATGCGATTGATTACAGATGACAATATAGAGCAATTAGAAAGTATGTCTTATTCAAATAATATTGACCGATTAACATTCACTACCGATTTCTCTCCTCAAGACATAGTACGAAACACAAAATACAATATCAATGCCACTAACAAGCCAAAATCAAACATAGAATCAATTAAGGTAGCTCAGGATATTCCAGTAGATTCTCCAGCACTCCCACCAGGAAGTCCTGATTTCCCTCCCGGAAGTCCTGATTTCCCTCCCGGAAGTCCTGATTTCCCTCCAGGAAGCCCTGATTTCCCTCCCGGAAGCCCTGATTTAGCCGAAGGGTCTCCGTATCAACCAATAGGACAGGACTTACAGAACAGTGGTATATCTGATTCATTAAAACGAGAGATATATGGTTCCCCTACACAGGATAATAGTCCAGAGATTGCTCCAGGAACTCCGTATCAATCAACCAACGGAGACTCGTCGAACAATGGGATATCTGATTCATTAAAACGAGAAATATACGGAACATCCACACCCACACCAGAAAAACCCGAATTTAACGAACTATCTAAACAAGCACGTGAATATACAGTTGGAGAGCAAGTACATTATAGAGGTGATGAAATGCCTAGTCGAGCATGGAACATAACTAATATTGGTGACCGTTTTCTTAAAATAGAAACAAATACACCCGGATTAAAAGACCCCGACACTATAAAATTAGTAACAGCTTTAGACATATACAAATTAAATGGATACGAATCGTCAATGAGTCCAACCACACCCCCGCCCCCACCATCTGCCGATAGTTCGATTGAAGGGGGTGCGGTCAAATATGGTGATACTGCCACTCATCCGCCTCCACCAATTAACATAAAAATAATTAATAATGGAAATGACTTTTCAACTGACAATGATGCGCTTCCCAGCGACAATGTAATATCAAATTCTCCATACAATAACAATCGCGATGAAGAAATTGTATCATTCAATCCACCAATAGAATATGACAGTGCGATGGATAAGATAGAACCTTCAAATACAACCAAGTCGGGGAAACTGGATTTTGATAATTTAGTTGTTAGAAAGGTATAAAAAATTGAAAATGGAATAATATTATATAAAAGTATCAATCTTATTTATATAATAGAATGTCAAGCACCAATACATCAACAACCAATAGCAGGATTTTAAAGTTGTTTAAATCCAGAAATACATTGATAGACCAATTAGACGGTCTTGGCTATGATATCACGGAACATAGTGATTTTAGTATTAATGAAATAGATGCGATGAATACAAACAACCAGTTAGATTTACTCATAAAGCATAGTACGGATGAACGTAAAGTGTATGTAAAGTATTATTTAACGTCAAAACAAATTAATCGTGCGAATTTAGACAATATCATAGAAGATATTTATAATATCGACAATATCATCACCAAAAATGACACACTAATTATCATCATAGAAGATGAACCAAATGAAACAACGATAAACAAAATCAAATACCTATATAATCGCGATGGTATATTCGTTGTAATTCATAACATTAATAGACTTCAATACAATATATTGAATCACACCTTCGTGCCAAAATGCGAAATTTTAGGAAATAATGAAGTAGAAGAGTTGAAGAAGAAATACAATATTCTCCGTACAAAACAATTACCCGAAATATCTCGATTTGATCCTCAAGCATTAGCCATGTGTATGCGCCCAGGACAAGTTTGTAAGTTTAAACGCGAAAGTTCTACCGCATTATTATACGATTATTATCGTATTTGTGTGTAAAAATATAAAATCATACTATATTAATAATAACGCACCATTATGTCCAAGTTAAATGTAGAAGTCGGTTACGATATGAAGGATTTTTTTTATGTGAACGCGATAAAATCAAAGGATATGCCAACAAAGGACCGATGTGAAGAGATATTAAACAAGGTATATGTTCCAAGTACATGTGAAGGAGAAGAATTTGGTAACAATCGTAAGGATTGTTTAGATAGACAATTATGTGAAAATAAAAATCTGTCTGACACCATACTTGATATACAACAAATCCACAGCGGTTCAGTTGGTAAATATGACGACTCCCAAAAAATCTTTAATCGTGAATTATTCAAGACCGCAAACTTGTCTATAGGCATTGTAGGACTAATGGTTCTAATATATCGGTTTAGAGAAGTATAAAATCTACTATTATTGTAAGAATAAGATTACAATAATATGAATAATAAAGATACAGATAATAAATGGTTTGAAAACGTGCAAAAATCAGATACCGGTGTGAGTGTAACTATTCTCCCATCTGATAAAGTATCATTACGAGCATCCAGCAGTAGTACCAATAGTAATGTACGGAATGTAACCGATGGTAAGTCTTCTACAAAATGGACGAGTAATTACAATATACAAACCTATAAAGATGATTTTTATACGGATAGGAAAGTAACACGTGGGGATTATTCAAGAGGAGAAATTGTGAAAGATGGTATAAATAAAACGTTATTGAATGACAACCTGAAACGTAAAGATGGGCTGCGTGGTAAGATGACTTCTTTAAAAAATGAAATGAATAAAACGGTAGAAACTTATAATAAGCAAAAAAAAAGAATAGAAACAAAATCACCATCAGACTTTAAAAAAACAAGCAACGTACACATCGGTAATTCTGGTGGAAATACTAAACCAGTTCAATTGTCTCAACATGGTGTGCAGGCAATATCCCCAACAATTAGTAATCGTTATGGAGATAGGTTCGTTACTCGCGTCCAAAACTATATGTTGGTTGAACGACTCGACGAAAATAATGGATGGGGCGACAGGGATCTAGGTACACACGTAGTAAATGCTGAGGGTAAACGTACCTACATACATATAGGCAATCATAACGACCAACACTCAAAATGGTTTGCGTTAACAGATACCAGTATGCGACCCGAATCTAGTATTATAAGTAATCGTTATAATGATATATTTAGTGTAAGAACATTGAATTATTTAATAGTAAAACGTACAGATAGGGGTAGTGGTTGGGGAGACAATGCGCTATCAACCCAAGTATATTCGTTAGATAAGCCAGCATACCAGAGGTATTTAAATGACCGTAATAATAAAACAACGCACAATCGAAAAATAGACGAGAAAATAAACAAGATAAAACGAGACTTCAAATCCAAAATCAATGACGTTCAAAAACAACTTACTGACGTACCTCATGTAAATGTGAATGAATTGTCAGTTAGCATAATGAACGATGGAAATTATATAGGTGACAACAAAACAATATTAACAAATAACTCAACTATCAATGGAGAATGGATAGAAGTAGAAATACCTAAAACGTTAGTCGTAAAGAAATATGAACTATTGCCGGGTAAGCGTGATGGAACAAACGAATTCACCCCGTTTCCAAAGGATTTTTACATGGTAGGTTCAAATGATACTAATAAATGGGAAATAATAGATAGCCATTTTAATTATACCCCCGTATACAATGTCGACAATTCACCAATCGTATTTACTATAGACAACAAGAAAAAATATAAATATGTACGACTAGTAATATCAGCATTGAATAGTGCGATAACTGGATTTCATGGTATAGGTGCTGCATCTATATCGGTTCTCAATATAACCGGAAAAAGATGTTATACTATAAATAGTTCATGTGAAACTTTCCAATCATATAGTAATAAGAACAATATGTCAAAAATAGAAGGATTAACCATGATGGAAGAAAATATTAATGTTTTAGCAGATTTAAAAGGATTCAATCAAAAATACCAGAAGTATGTTAAATGCACTGATATTACTTTACCTGAAATGGCAAAGGTAGCATGTACGACAGAAGACACGAATATTCAAACTGTAAATGACGCATACAATACATTAATGGATAATGGAAGTATACAGAAGTTAAGAAATGCCCCTTTAACTAACTACATAAGTGTTGAGGAAAGTAAAAAGAATCATAACAGTATCGTAAAAACACATAACGAAATAATACCACTAAGAAAAGAATTAGATGCAAAAATGAATCAATTAATGGATTCAGAGAACAACGTTCATGACGATTATAAGAAAAAATACGATAACACTATGTACTCTAGTTTAGTACTGTCTGTTGTATTAACATCATCCTTGTTTTTCATTTTTAAGAAACTATAAATTATGACATCGTTTTGTAGATTTACGAAAAGTTTTGTATACATATAGTATAAAACGATGTCATCTACAAACATAATACAGGCAATACCCATACCAAATATAACATTGAAATCCATGGAGTCAAGTCAATCTGGGATAGACGATAAATCGATTGACGGATATCAACCAAATGGTAAATATGTAATCAAAACTTCCTCTTATTACAATGATAATACCCTGGGATTTAATGCTTTTAATGCGAATACAAATACTTACTGGGAATGTGATAACGTAAACAATAATAATTACATAAATGGTTCAAGGAGCTATAATAAATATAATCAAACCCCTTACTCTGGAATTACTCCATCAAGTTATTTAGGTGGTGACCCAACCGATAAATCAAATACATGGATTACAAAAGTTGGACCTAACGATAACAAAACTGACATCCCAGGAGAGTGGATAGAGATTAAATTACCATATAAAATCTATTTAACCAGCTATTCTATAACCACACCTACATTTGAAGCTAATAATACATTTCCTAAGAAATTTACACTGGTTTCTTCTACGGATGGAGAATCATGGGAATATGTTGACCAACAACTCGTACATAAAGACAAATTACCTACTAAAACTTCCCCTACCAAAACCTTTTCTGTAACTTCATATAACAAATTTCAATATTTTCGGTTAATAATAACACAAGCGGGAGATAATCTATCAAGATTGCGTATCAATACAATCAATTTAAACGGAACACCCAATTTAGATAGCGTGCCAATGGAAACGTTTTCTACATTACAGCGTTCAGTCGACGGATTTACGAATAAATATAAGAAAGTAAATGATTATCAAGTACAAGGCGCTGACCTTTATAGACCTACGTATTCTAAATACCTAGACAATACTTTAGAATCACTGGACCATGTATCCAAAGAACGCCTCCCTCAAAAAACGCCAAATATGTTCTTAGACCACATAAAGAATACAGCCCCAGATGTACTTTTATATACAGGGTTACTCACCGGTGCTGTAGTGACTGGATTACTTATTACCAATATGTCACCCCGGTAATTTCATAAAAATATATTATCCATTCATAGTATAATAACATCTATACTATGAATAAGTTTAATGAAAATGGTAAAAAGTTACGAGAGAGTATAAATACCGCAATTGATAATTTTAAGATAACGTATATGCCCGTTGAAAATAAAACGGTAACCAAATTAGAAGGTGGATGTTACATAAAAGACGAAACTACTGGAAACTCAACCATAAACATGAAAAAAATCGACGATAATATGCATACAGAAGAGAGTTGTAAAATGAATGCAGCAATAAAACAACATAATCATTTAAAACAACAAATGAAAGACAAACAAAATGAAAATAAAGAAGCGGTTTATTATTCTTTAGTAGAAAATGAGTCATCGTCACCCTCAAAGGGGTATTACGATTGCTATGTTAGTGACGCAATTTCTGAAACAATAGAAGAGAAAAGCGACACTTTAAAAGTAGTGACATTATGGAAGGCATTTAACGACAATGAGAAACATTTAATAAAACCAGGTAATTATGCATATTATCGCAATGGAGCATTGTTTGTATGTGATAGTGGAGGAAATGTATTAAAACAATTAGGAAATACTATTGATGACAACGCATATGCTAATCCAAATTCATATTATATTTTAAAAGATAATGAAAAAAAATGTTATGGTAGTAGATATAGTGATATTCAGTAAAAAATAAATATATATATATTATAGCTTATACATGGGACCTTATGTTTCGAGACCAACATCAGAAGACTTATGTAGAGGAAGAGGTTATCAGAGTTGTGCACATGAAAGACAAGTTAATATTTATAGAGCGGCTGAGGCGGCAAGAATCCAAAAAATAAAAGAAGAAGAAGAGAGAAAAGAAAGAGAACGAATAAGAAAAGAAAGAGAACGAATCAGAAAAATAAAGGAAGAAGAAGAGAGAAAACGGTTAGCAGAAGAACGTAGAATTCAGGCAATACGAAATGAAAAACATAATAAACATTGGAATCAAACCGGAAAGAATCAAAAACGTACATTTGAATGTGATGATGTAAATGGAAATAAATTAGGTGGTAGAAATCTATATTTAGATGATGGGGGAATAATGTATGCTAATGAGAAATCTATCGCACTGTCCGCGACCCAAATGAAGGAAACCGTAAAGACTCGTAAACTGAGTGACGGACGTCCTAATCCAAACTGGACAAAACATAAACAGTCTTCTGGTAATCCCCGAAACTTTTTATATCCTTATGACCCACATACGAATAAAGGTGATAAAATAGAACATAATGGTATTAGTTTGGTATCAAATAATCATATTTTCAAGTTAGAAATGACAAAAGAAGGAAATTTGGTATTAAAAAAGACTATTTCCGGATGTACGAGTAACTACACAAAAACAGAAGATAAAGGTGATTATAAAGCATTTAAGACGGACGCAAGTTCGCTAATGAATGATTATATGTTAATAGATAGTGCGGATAAACGAGTCCAAACAATCAGTCCTTCTATGATGGAGAACAACAACACCTTTAAATATATAGGCGAATTTATCCCTGAAACTGAGAGTAATATGGTATTAGTAAAGGATAAAGAAGATTTCTTTCAGAAATGTAACAATGATGCTACATGCGAACATGCATATTATGTAGAATCTAAGACCGGTGATAACTATTGTAGTTTAAATACGGGTATTCCTGGTAAATACACTCCAATTCAACCATATGGAAATATTAAAAAATCATCACTATATATAAAAAACAAGAAAATGAAAGAAATCGAAGCCGGTAAGAATATTCCCCAATCCGAATTATATATTTTGGATAAATATAATAAAACATTACCAAATAGAAAAGTCCAACATGTATCTAATTACACTGCCTATTCTGATTACGATGTGAATCGTTCTCCAATAACGCAATACCAAGAGTTATTAGGTTCAGGTGTAGCAGAATTAAAAGACAAACAACGTAAAATGTTTGAAGGGTTTAAGAATTCATCTGAACGTTCAGAGGATATGCCAGTGAAAAAGTTCATCAAAGAACAGCAAATTCAACCTTTAGAGAAAATGGAAGACAATTATACAAAAAAACTGGATAAGATTAGTCAAAATTACAACAATTTGAATACCGAAATTCATTCTATTATGAATAATGATAACACGGGTATACGAGATAAGTTGATGAGTGAGGATAAATACAAAAGTTATTTATCAACAGAGTTAGAAAAATCAAAAGATGCTTCCGATATTAGAATAGAGGATACAAAAACATTAATAGAACACAACAATTCTGTATTTAATTTAGGAGTGATAACCGCATCAACTTTATTAGTTGCAGGGATAGTAGTAGCAAGAGAATAAAATATATAATATTTCCCTAATATATATTTATAAAAATGAGTATTAATACCGATTTAAAGGGATTAGTCGCACTACAGAAAAACTATTTGGATATTCTCGATAATAAACAAGGTGACCCTGAGTTTACAAATAAGATTGACGATTTACAAACACAATTAGAGAACGCACACAAATCATTTAAAGATGCGAATGTGTCAAGTGATAATGTATTAACTCGTCAAGAAGAGGTAACTGATATTGTGACCACTGAAAAAGATAGATTAATGCTAAAGAAACAATCCATAGATAATGCTTTAGTAGGAAAAAAGCGCGAGATTGAATTAAATGATAGTTATCAAAAAAAGCAAGCTGAATATAACAAGATTAAGTTAGCATGGGTTATTGCTTTAGCAATAAGTGTATTATCAATCATATTAAAAAAACAACTCTCGTTCGTGCCTTCGTTTATCTTTGATTTAGTAACTATAATTGTATTGTTTGGAGCTTCCATTTATACGATAAGTGTGCTTGTTGAGGTATCCAGACGCGAAAAAATAAATTTCAACAAATTAGACTTACCCGAACCTGTTGCCCGCACAGCAGATGAATTGCGAGCAGCGGCAGCTGCTGCTGCCAAAGAAGAAGGCGGTGATTTATTAAGTGGAATGAATTTATATGGTTGTGTAGGTTCTTATTGTTGTAGCCCTGGTACTAAGTGGGACAATGATGTTTCCAAATGCGTTCATGATGAGGAATATGACCCAAACGAAATACAAGACGACGAACAAACCGAAGAATTCAATACAATGATAAATACACAGCATATAAACAAACGAAGAATCAATATAAACACGGTAAAAGATAACTATGCGAATGAATATGATAATTATTCAAAAGTATAGTTTTTTTATCCCATGATATAGTAAGTATATTATATCATGGGAGGAGGCTCATCAAGTACGTGGAAGCCCTCGCGACAACAAATAGAATTAGAGGCTAAAATTGGGGACATACAATCAAAAATTAATCAAATGAATACTTTAAAGAATGGATTAAACCAACAAATAAAAACAATGAAATATGAATTGTCCCAATTAACTAATAATATTAAGCGGTTGGAATCAGAAATAACTACAGATAGAAATACAATAACACGACTAACAATTGACAAAGAAAGTTTGGAGGAAAATTTAGAAACTGCGAAGTATTTATTAAAATCAGTGGAACAAGCAATAGATGATATAAAGAAATACGGGAACCTCCAGAAACGAACACAGAATTTCTTTGATGGCGAATATGAAACGCTTTATGAGAAAGTTATATTGCGCCAGAGGTTAAAACAAGACGATTATATTAATCGTAATTCAACATTACAACGCGCAATAGTGAATCTGAAAAACAAATATAGCAATGACTATCGTAATACAGAATACCAAGACGAACATACCGCCTATTTTATATCATTAAATTCCATATTTTGGTGGATATATTATATTTTATGCTTAGTCATATTGTACCAAATCGTTTATATACAAAATGAAATGGGATTGAAGACCAAAGTTATATGGGTGATAGTGTTAATGTTATATCCATTAGCTTATCGAATATATGATTTAGTTGTAACGAAAAAATAAAACACTATAATATAATAGTAAAGTAATATGATATACTCTGCATTATACAGGGAGATAAACAATCTAAATAACCGTCTGAATAGTGTAACTTCTGAACGTGACCGCTTGCTAAAAGAATATAATAACTACATTGTTGATAAACAAAATTTAAAAGGTAATAAAGCAGAGAAAGAGGGTATTCTGTCTACGTTAAAAAATCAAATACGGAGATTAGAAAACGAAATAGCCAACTTAAAATATGATATTAAATCACTTGATGCAACAATCGACCGAAAACAATCTAACGAATTGATTCCATCCGAACAGAAATTCGCTGGAAAAAAACAAGTAACTGATGACAAACTAGATGAGATTCTGCCATTGAAAAAGAAAGAAAATTCCGCCGCGAATAGCTACTTTAATTTACTTACGTCGCAAAACACAGAACTATCAGCCGCAATTTCAAAACCGAAAAATAATCTAACTACGTCAGACCGGAAATACATGATAAATGATTCAAAACACCCCTATTACATCACGTTAAATAGGGGGTTGTTATTCTTGTATATTCTTGTAGCGTTATATGTTATTTACAAAGTAATGACGGGTATGATTACACAGAACATGTATGGTAAGTTACTAATTACTCTAGTAATTTCATTGTATCCGATTTACATATTTGGATTAGAACAGTCTATTTACAATCAGTATTTATTTGTTAAAGCAATGATACGGGCTGAACCCTATGTGCCTACAGCAAAATAAAAAATGTAATTGGTATTTTACTAACAATTACATTTTTATTACCTATTTTTCATTTTTTCCAGTCGGCGTAACTACGTTACAGACTATTTTTTGATACGCCATTTAAACTATTTTCGATTACATCGTCCTCGTTATCATCCTCGTTAGTTTCATATTTAATCTCAACACCGAACCATTTTGATGTCCGATTCTTTCCAAAGCACCTATCCATGTATTCATGAAGGTCCTTAGGGGAGGGTCCTCTCCCTCCATAGTTAATCTCATACCATCGCACAAACTCATTATTAAGCTCTGACTTCTGGATACATGCGTGAGGATGGCTTCGTAGAACACACTCCTCTACGAACTCTGATAGATAATCCTGGCTCTTCCTATATTCATTGCTCTTCTGAAGGACAATATCACAATCATTTACCAGTCCTTTGGTTTCAGACGCGCGTTTTACTAACATTGCTAGAAATACTTCTTTCCAGGAATCAAACTTCTCGTCAATCGACTTGTCAATGAGAAACTGGAACGGTTTTTCTTTGTCCCCTTCAACCGGCGTTTCAGTAAAGAGAGATTTGAACGGGACCGCACGGATACGTCTCCATGTACCATGGTCGTTGCTCTTGATACCCATCAAAACATTACAGGTAACCACTAATTTGAATTGTGGGAGAAACGAAATAGTCTGTGGCATGTAAGGAGCTCTGCCTTGAATGGGGTCCTTACCACTGGTTAACTGTTTCATAATACCTTCATTAATAACATCGCCCTTGGAAGGCTCCTGCATGACCGCAAACCGTTTCCCTTTCAATTGTACGATTTCTGGAGCTAATCCACCCACTTTACCTCGTCTATCAGTGACTAGTGTAAGTGGAACATCACCTTTGTAGTCACCCAATACAATCTCCATTAGATTAACCAAGACAGACTTACCATTTTGACCGCCACCAATATACATATTAAAGGTCTGGTTGGTTGATGTACCCAATAAAGTTGATGCCAAATGGTCCCACATATAGTCACATAGCGGTTTCTCGGGAAACAATTGGTCCATAAATGTATTGATTTCATCAACCTTATTGCCATTGTTTACAGAATCGAGTGGCTTGTAATCAATATTGGTAGACATCGAAATGTTGTCTTCGGGGATACCGTTTCTAAATAAATTCTCTTTAAAATCAAATACACCATTTTTACAGCAAAGCAAGTGGGGGTTTACATCTAACTTCCCTAAGAAATCTCCATCATAGAACAGTTCCTTGGCTTCCTTCATAATATGGTCCTTGTTTGCGGTCTGGGATAGAATTTGAGAGATATGGATGGCTCTTTGTTGAAAGTCTTGAAAGAGTGCTTCTTGGTTAGCAACGGGTTCGTCGTTGTCGTCCGTACGATTGCTCTTGTTTTCACTATGATGCATATACTGGACGGCTTTATTGCGATAACGCTCTCGCATTGGTCCAGAAATGGTTTTTCGGAGGGTCGTTCCTGAGTCCAGGTCATGCCAACGATGGTTTTTATAAACCATCCACATGTTGTTCCTGACACTGGTACATACATAGGTATGTTTACACATTTGATACAAAACCCATGCCAAATCCCAGTCTCCACATCCAGACTTATCTTTATTTTTTCCTCCTCCTCCTATCTTAAGACTCTGTTCAACATGGTAATCCACCGAATCACTCATAACGCGAGCATATTCCTCCGGAGCGTCGGTTTTCGCCCAGTGATACAACGACCTCTTTGTAATCCCATCATTGGGGCGTCTATCAAAATTTCTCCATCTTTCACATAGTTCTGGAATGCTGCCGAAATCAAAGGTAGACGATTTCGCACTAAACGCAATCCATACAATTAGTAGTCGATTGCTAATATTTTTTAGACACCATCCAACCTTGATCCATTTCAAATACGAGCCTTCATCATAATAAGAAGGTGGTAAAATCATAACATAATCATAAGAATCCTTCAAATCATAGTCTAGCTGAGAACTCATCGTTGATTCAATAAATGCTTTTACAACCAGTTCGAGCTCTTCTCGGGTTTTAATTTTAGAAATGTGTAAGTCTTCACTCGCCGTAAAATCTTGAAATGTCAACACGGTCTTGGTTGCTGCGGTTCCTGCGCTCTTAATGGAATTCTTTCTATTATATTCGTCATGTTCTTTGACGAAAGATGATTTCAGAAAGAAGGAAGGGTGACTGTCGTTACGAACTGATAATTCCTTGATATTTTTATTCACATCAAATGTGTCAACTGGTAGCTCTTTACGCATAAATTCGTTATCCGCATCGTCAAATGATACTTGGAATATACGAGTCACTTTATATCGGTCATTGTTCGGTTTACGTGAACCGACTAATTGCCAGTTTACCGTGCCATCAGTAATGCCCTTATCAAATACGTCTTCATAGGAGTTGGTTATTGGAAGGTCTCCCCATGCGTCGGCAGTCAATGGTATTACTCTGTTCCGTAGAATTTTCTGAGTAGTTCTATCCGTCTTCAATGCGAAGATGATATGAATACCATCTTTAGTACAATTTTTCTCTTTGACACGGTTTACCGTGGGCTTCTGTAGTATATAAATATTGAAATCACATGTGTTATCTAGCTGAAATATGTTTTTTAACTCGTCAAGATAGATATCAATCATATCATCAACATGAGAGTTGGTATATTGACGTTCATCGATTTCGTATTCATGACGCAGATCAATATCAACCAAAATCGGTCCGTTATCAGTTAACTGCTTCTCAGTTAAGTACTCTTTTTTGTTTGTATTCAATATGTCTCGAGCATATAAGCTAAGGAACAGGTCATATTCTTCATTCGATATGGAATATGAACCGCCATATATGTTGTTTTCTTTACTTCCAATCCTTGTATTTGTAATTTCTTTGTTGTTGTTATTCTCACCTTTTTTGAGTTGATGCTTCATCATGAAGTCTTGAAATCCAGCATACTTAACGCTTATAGGTGGTTTGGTGGTGGAAGAAGAATCACCATTGTCCGGTACATTCATGCCCGATATAGATATTGTTGGGATTATATTTTTATCTCCTTTTGATGAGATATATATATATTTCAATTTTCTACATCAATATCATAAATCACCGCGTTTATCGTAAGCCAAATGTATATGAATAGTAGATAATTCTGCTGGAGAATATTATATTACTAAACCACTCTGTAAAATTGATTTATGGTATATTCAAGATTATTATTCAAATAATTTATACTTAAGTAGTATATAAAATGAAGTTTTGCGAAAAGTGTAATAACATGTACTACATCGGTATCAATACGAACAATCCAAATGAACTAACCTATTATTGTCGTAATTGTAAGCATGTTGATGAAACCATCACACAAGAAGGTATTTGTGTGACAAACACGCAACTAAAAAAAGGAACACATGACTTTAATCATTTGTTTAATGAATATACTAAAATGGATCCGACTCTTCCGCGACTTTATAACGTCCAATGTCCCAACGACGAATGTAAGACCGAACATGGGGTGCTATACATTCGTTATGACAATGATAACTTAAAATACCTATATGTCTGTGTAGATTGTGACGCGAAGTGGAAAACCGACGAACGCAAATAACTAATGAAAAATTGAAAAGGACTGATGATAAATAACTATTTAGAAACATTACATTATCTAATAATATAATAACTAATATGGACGTCGATGAGTATGTACCAAGTGACACTGAAGACATTATTGCTAGCGACATTGAAGATATTGATGATGCTTCCATAGATGCGAGTAAACCGGTTAAAAAAAACATAGTCCCTGTTCCAGACGAGGAGGACGATGATATTGTGGACGACGATGATGATGATGATAGTATGATGGAATCCGATATAGATATAGAAGAAGACGACGATGATGATGACATTGTTGCAAGAGACGACCAACGAGAATCAGCACAATCGAGGTTTATGATGGATGATGACGACGAAGAGGATGACGAAGAGGAGGATGATGACTATTTACAAAAATTCAATGATGTTGACAAACATGATATTATTACTAACTTTCACCCTGAACTATATAATCATAATTATGAAGAAATTCAAACATTATCGAAGGTTGTCCGTGACAACAATGGTACTGTTATAGACCCATTACATAAGACGTTACCATTCGTCACAAAATACGAAAAAGCACGGATTTTAGGAGAACGCGCAAAACAATTGAACGCTGGCGCACAATCTTTCGTCGAAGTAGATGATAATGTAATCGATGGATATTTAATCGCATTAAAGGAGTTTGAAGAAAAGAAAGTTCCATTCATCATCAAACGTCCTTTACCAAATGGAGGATGTGAATATTGGAAGTTGTCTGATTTAGAGATATTAGTATAATATCGCTACCAAAGAAAAAATAGTTATACTTCTATTTTTTCTTTTCATAAAAAGTAATATAGAAATAGACTTATAGATAATCTAATGTCACAAAATACAAAGCGCTCTATACATTGTTCGTTTTGTGACGACGAAGGACATATGATAAGCAATTGCCAAGACCCTCGCATTGAGGTCGTGGTGAAAGATTTCGAAGAAAGGATTGCACTAGATATGAAATGTAAGTTTAAAAAGAAGTATGTCAAGCATATCATGGATTCCTTATACACTATTTCTGATATTCGAATTTTGGGATATCAAAAGGGAGTCACTATGAATAAATCGTCCAAGGATGAATTCACGGAGGAAGTAGTAGATGAATATTACGACATACAAAATAATTATTATACAGAATTGTTTAATGGATTGAATGATATCGAATTAGCACATTTCGCGAATGATATTGCTAAGAGTTCAAAATCGTGGTGTTCTCGTAAAATTTCACTACAAAAAACGAAAGAAATGTTGGGTATTCATTCTGACAATTCTCTTTCTTGTACGCCTACCAAACGAGACAAAACCGTCTCATCGACTACTACTACTACTACTACTACTATTGTAAATGAATCCGTAGAACAAAATGACGAAGAAACTCACAACCACGATTTCCAATACTTTTTGCTTCCGTTAGTTGACGAGAAAATGTTTAATGAGTTGTCGCCCGCATTAAAAAATGGATTAGATTATATGTATTTCTTATCAATAGCCGCAGTGATTTTGAATTTATATGTTATGTATACGTCATAATGTAACTAAATACAATTACGACTTCCAATTTTTACCACAATCCAAACATGTTACAAATATAGTTGCTGGTTCATCAGCACTACGTGTTTGTAATTCATAATAAGTGCATCGTTTTGACTTACACTTTTTACAGGTAAACATATCAGTAGACGCTTGTATATCATTTGTATATTTGTTTGCGTCGCGAATCGTTTTTTTTTCTATTAATGGTCTCCATCTCATAGCATTCATCTCTTGATGACTCATAAACGCCACATTGCTTGGTGTAACTTCCCCATTTTTAATTTGGTTTAAAAATGTTGGATTTTTTAGATTGATATAGATACTTCGCAACCTATCCAAATAAATTTGTACGAAACGAGGATTTTCCCATTTTTTTATAATTTTCTTAGACGAGGCTTCTTTTAACGAATAGTTGAATACCCCTCGTTCTACATTTATGCGTAATACATCGTCATCTAGCAACAGATTCAGTTTCTGTGAAACGTTATTACGAAACTCGGTTGGATTGGCAATATTACGCATTGTGTAAATAATATAATAGTTATAGTATTTACTGTTTATATAATTTCAATTTTTCTAGTTACAGATATTCTTCTTCTTCTAATTCATTCGTAAATTCACTATCGTCTTCGGTATCCGATATATTGAAAACTGTAGGTGCTTTTGAACGACGGGGGGTATTCGGTGGTACAGTACGCTTTCTTTTAGGTGTAGGTTTAGAGCGGGCTATGTATTCACCAATGCTATCACTTTCGTCATCATAACTTTCGTCGTCTTCAAAATCATCATCTACAATGAAGTCGTCCTTCACATATCCACTCTTTGTTCTTGGTAATGTTTCGTCTTCTTCGTCGTCTTCACTTTCAGACGAATCATCCGCACCCAGGTCTTCAAATCCTCCATACAACTTGTCATATATACTTTTCCATTCACTAGAAGTCAACTTTTTCGGGACATCATTTACTTTATTAACTAGAACGCAACTACCAAAAAACAATGTATTGTCGATCGGGGGAGGAAATTCATATTTGTTTTCTTGATTCGCTCTACCTACAGTTTTACCATATACATGAATATTATAGATTATTCCCTTGACTTTTACATTTTCCCACACCGATTGCAGTTTAAAATCAGTAGATGATTTAAACCCACACTTCTTATACAGTTCTTCTTCTACGTAAGATTTTACTTTCAACTCCTTTACGTTTCCACCCTTCTCAATAACTATAATAGAAACAGATGACATAATATACAACTTTATACTATGTAGATTTTATACCCTTTTCGAAGCACTAATAATAATTGTGTTTGTCGGTAAATCATATAAAACTTTTTATACGATGTGTGTATACCCAATAAAGAATATGATATCAAACCCTTTACTATTGCTATTACTTAAAATTATTATATTCATTGCGATTATATATACATTGCAATGTGGATTTGAATACTTAAAAACTACATATACCAAGCCAAAAGTAAAAGATTTAGTAAACACGCAAATAAAAAAATACAAGGAGATTATGACAGAAATAAATAATCAGGAAGAAAATAAGCGTATACCTAATGAAGATGATGACGTAAACAACGCCGATAGCACATTTACTCAAGTAAATGTAGATGATATGAATAGCGAGTTATTATCGTTTATGAACTCGCAGACACAGCAGTTCGTAACCACAGCATAAATGTATATTGCAAACAAACTTAAACACAATCCCGTATTTACTATATTCAATGCACGAGCTAACTCCTATACAGATAAGTCAGTTATCTGATAGATTTCCAGATTTTGAACTTTCATATGAAACTATTTCACATACGAAAGTTTCGTCCGCCTATAATGTTGTCACTGCGATTCCTACCGGCAAAAAGGTGTTTCTATGGTTTACCTTCTACAAGGACAAGGATGTATGCTATTTATTTGAATTAAACCGAGAAAAACGTATCAGTAAGGGTAAGCAAATAGACGTGGGATTTGACCGAAAGTTATCATTGGGAACTATCCTTTATGGTTCATGTGTGGTTGACGAACTGAACGTTTTAAAAGCCATAGTTATTGATGACATCTTGTATTACCAAGGGTTACCGCTGAATAATACTCCAACTATACAAAAATTATCCATGTTACACAAGACATGTAATGCTCTTACAAAACAAGACTTGAATTATCCTATATATACTTGTGTATATTGGGAAGTCCAAATAGATAATAATGCGATTGAATACCCAAATACGATTACTAGTGATATCTTTCAAAGTATACCGTATAATATTCATCATATTCAGTATAGATGCGCCCACGAAAAACGACCCTTTGTCAATATTTTTATTCATAAGAAATTAAATGTTGTGAGTTTACCATCAACCAAACGTCAAGTCACGAATCCATTACATAATATTGATTTGACGCCATTTCGAATGTCACCACATAAATCGCAGTATCGTTATCCTACGATTTTTCAGGTAATGGCAGATATACAATTTGATATATATCATCTCTTTGTGTGTGGTAGAAATAACCAACGTGTATATTACAATGTTGCGTATATACCCGATTATAAAACAAGCGTATTTATGAATTCACTGTTTCGCAAGATTCGCGAAAACGACAATTTAGATTATATTGAAGAAAGTGAAGATGAAGATGAATTCCAAAATACAGATGAAGACAAATATGTAGACATTAATAAGATGTTATACATGGAATGCACTTTTCATACACGATTTAAACGATGGATACCTAATCACGTGGTTAGTCGCAGGGAAAAAATAACGCATATGTCTCAACTCTAAACTTGTTTTGTTTGCGCGTTTCTTTCTTGTCTTTTCTTAAGACGTTTCAACTGTTCTTCCTTTTCATTCGAATACCATTCTAATACTTTCTTTTGGTTTTCAGCGGCATTTATGTCTTTTTGTATCATTGATGAATGATGACGAATCCTTTCATCTGACATATGTTGTAACCGTTCTCTATACTCTAATACTTTCTTATGTGTTTCTTTATTCCTTTCTTCACATGCTTCTTTGCTTCTACTACGTTGTTGTTGAATTTGATTGTATTCTACGCGTAGTTGCTGGCGTTCGCGTTTCCAATCAGCCTCATTCGTTATATGGTTAAACATTGGCAATGAGAATTGTTTTTTCTTCTTTTCTTCTTCTATTTTTTCCAGATTCTCTTCTCTTTTCTTCTTCAATTCTAGCACGTTCTTCTTTAGTTCTAGTTCTTTCGCTTTTCTGATTTCTTCTTTTTGTTTATTCCAGTCTTCTTCGGAGGTAATGTTATTGAAAATAGGTAGATTCGACACAGCTTTTTTTTGAATGTCTTCTCTTTCTTTTGTCTGTTTTTCTTCATATGCTATGGTTTTTAATAGTTTTTCTACGGTTAACATAAATTAGTACAATTTATTATATGAGGATATAATATAATGTCTGGAACCGGAGTTACTAATTTCTCATTCACAGAAGGTACTGTTTTACCTACTAATGTAACTACTGCTACTTCGGGTGGTGATAACATCAATGTATTTAAGGCGAATTTTGGACCCGTACAAACTGGTGGAAAAAAACATCGTAAATCATGCGGCAAAAAATGTAAATCTATGCGTAAAATCAAAAAACGTAAAAGTAAGAAGAACAAGTCACGAAAGAATACCCGTCGTAATACACGTAAATAGAAGCGGTCAATAAAAAACAAATAGGTACATCATTTACATATTTGTTTTT